GAAATGTATGAAGGTCTAACAGATGAACAGTTAGATATGTTGGTTGAAGATGATAACGTAGAAATATTAGAGCACGAGGCTTATCCTGACCCATCTGTAAAACCAATGCCAATGACACCTCCAATGATGACTGAAGGGCCAAATGTTCAGCCTATCAATGGTCAAGGTGTTGAGATTGACATGGAAATGCAACAAGCATTTATGCAACCTATGTTACATGATGTTAAAGTAAGAGTAACAGAAACAACAGGCCATATTAGGATTAAAAACGTAGCACCTGAGAACATGATGATCTCTGTAGATGCTACAGGCAACTGTCTAAACTCAGCACGTTTTGTTCAGCATCGTGAATTGATGCACCCATCAGAAATAGCAGAACAGTTTGATGTTGATGAAGATGAACTTAATACCATTATGGCAGAGCAAGATGAGTTTGAATTAGAATCTAATGCTCGTGATATTTATTCAGAACAATATGATCGTGCTATAGACTCTTCAGAATTATTAGTTCGTGATACATACATTAAAGTAAATGGTGAACGTCATCGTTATGTTGTTGTAGGCAACAGAATTATCTATCGTGATGAGTCATGTGAAATTGTACCTTTTGCATCTATCACACCAATGCTTATGCCACATAGACACATTGGTCGTTCATACACAGATTTAACTCGTGATATTCAACTCATTAAATCTACATTGATGCGTGGTCAATTAGATAATATGTATTTATCTAATAATGGTCGATATGCTATATCAGACAGAGTAAACCTAGACGATATGCTCACATCAAGACCTGGTGGTATTGTTCGAGTACAAGGTGAGCCTGGTACATCTATCATGCCATTAACTCATGCTCCATTTCCTCAAACATCATTCCAGATGGTTGAATACATGGACAGCATGAAAGAAAAACGTACTGGTGTAACTGCTTACAATCAAGGTTTAGATGCTGATTCATTAAACAAAACTGCATCAGGTATGCAACAAATTATGTCAGCTGCTCAACAACGATTAGAGTTAGTCGCTAGAACATTTGCAGAAACAGGTGTGAAGAGTTTATTCATGTTAGTGCATCGTTTAGTGAGAAAAAATGTAACTAAACCTGATATTGTGAGAATTAGAAATAAATGGGTAAACATTGATCCTCGTGAATGGAAGAATCGTAAAGATTTATCTATCTCTGTAGGTTTAGGAGCAGGTAATAAAGATCAACAACTCATGCACCTCAATGCTATTTTACAAATGCAAAGAGAAGCATTGCAAGTTGGCCTTACATCACCAGAAAAAATCTACAATGCTTTATCTAAATTAACACAGAACGCAGGCTTTAAAGATCCTGAAGAGTTCTGGAACAATCCTGCTAATATGCCACAAGGTGCACAACAGCAACAACCTAATCCACAAGAGCAATTAATCCAAGGTCAATTAGCGATTGAACAACAAAAAGCACAAGCTGATATGCAGTTAGAAGCACAGAAAAATGAAGCTGATATGAGGCAAGAACAATTACGCTCAGAAAATGATATTATCATTGAGCGTGAAAGAATTGCTGCACAAGCTGAGTTAGAAAGATACAAGGCACAATTAAAAGCAGAAACTGACTTACAAATTGCAAACATAAAGGCACAATATGGTAGATAAAACATTAGAAGAAATTAAACGTGGCGAACAAGCACAAAAGATTTTAGATAATGAAGTATTTAAAGAATCATTTACTGCGGTAAAAGATCACATTATAGAAGCAATGCAAACATCTCCATTAGGTGATGAAACAACACACAATCGTTTAGTCATTGCTTTACAAGTATTAGGACAAATTGAGAAATCATTAACCAATGTAATGCAAACTGGTAAGCTTGCAAAGATACAAGTTAATGAACCTATCAGAGCAGTCAAATAGAATTTGGGTTAGGGCAAGCCCATTTATGTAACACCTTTGCCTAATTAAATAAAGGAAATATTATGAGTGACCAAGCTATAGAGCAGTCACCACAAAGTCGCTTAGAGGCGATGCTTGGTGACATACAAGATAATTCAATTCAATCTATTGAAGAGGATCGTGAAGAACCACAAGCAGTTGAGGAAGAGACTGTTGAAGAAACAGAAGAAGAAGTCGTAGAAGAATCAGAAGATCCTACAGACGAAGCTTCCGATGATGAAGAACCAGAAACTGAAGATGATGTTGAGGAAGATTCCGATGAGGAGCAACCTGTCCAAAATATCAAACTAAAAGTTAATGGTGAAGAAATTGAGAAACCGCTTGACGAAGTCGTGGCATTAGCTCAACAAGGACTTGACTACACTAAAAAGACACAAGAAGTTGCAGAGCAACGTAAAGAATTAGAAACTTTACAAGCACAGTTTTCAGAAACAACTAAACAGTTTCAAGAACAACAGCAACTAAATAACTTGTTAATTGAGGATGTAGCGAAAGTCACGGCACTAGACCAACAACTAGCACAATTTCAAAACGTGGATTGGCAACAGTTGTCTGATAGTGATTTCGTGGAGGCACAAAAGCTTTTCTTCCAATATAATCAGTTGCAGCAACAACGCACTGAAGTAGTTTCACAGTTTGAAGCCAAAAGGCAAGACGCATTGAATAGACAGCAACAGATGATTGCAGATCAAGTCGCTAAAGGTAAAGAACAACTTGCTAAAGAGATACCTAATTGGAGTCCTCAGACCACCCAAGAAATTATCGAAGCTAGTAAAGATTATGGGTTTACCGATAATGAATTGAACTCAATTATTGACCCTCGTCACGTTAGAGTGTTGCACGATGCTATGCAATGGCGAAAACTAAAAAGTAAAAATTCGGTAACGAAGAAAAAGGTCGCTAGTGCCAAGCCTGTTGTGAGACCAGGATCAAAAGACCCTAAAAAGGCCGTTAATTCTAACGCTACCAAATTACGTGAGCAATTACGCAGATCTGGTAAGTCAGAGTTAGCATCTAAATTAATAGAAAATATGTTATAAAGGTAAATTATTATGGCAGTTTCAGCAACCAATAGTTATACTGGTGCAGGTTTAGCTGAAGATTTTCAGGATATCATTTATGATATTTCTCCTGAAGATACACCATTGTTATCAATGGCTAAAAAATCAACAGCAGGTCAAACCTACCACCAATGGCAAACAGATGTATTAGCAGCAGCAGCTACTAATGCTCAATTAGAAGGTGACGATGCTTCTTATGCAACGTTAGCAGCAACAACAGTATTAGGTAACTACACACAGATTTCTCGTAAAACTGTTAATATTTCTAATACATACGATGTTGTTAAAAAGTATGGTCGTAAATCAGAAGTTGCTTATCAGTTAATGAAAGCTGGTAAAGAACTTAAACGTGATATGGAATACGCATTAGTGCGTAACCAAGCATCATCAGCAGGTGGTGCAGGTACAGCTAGATCATCAGCAGGTATCGAATCATGGATCGCAGGCAACAGCGTTAAAGCTACTGCAGCATCTACAGCTACAACTCCAGGTTTCTCATCTGGCACAGTTGCAGCTCCTACAGATGGTACAGCAGGTACTTTCGTTGAAGCAGATCTTAAGTCAGCATTAGAGGCAGCATGGATTGATGGTGGTGAACCAACAACTATCCTTATGTCATCTAAAAACAAAAAGCTATTCTCAGCATTTGCTGGTATCGCTGAAAAACGTCACATGGTAAATGGTACTTCAGAAGCTATCATTACTGCAGCTGCTGACGTTTATGTTTCTGACTACGGTAATCACACAGTTAAATTAGACAGATTCATGCGTGATAACGCTGTATTATGCTTAGACCCACAATACGTTGGTGTAGCATCATTACGTCCAATCACAAAAGAAGAACTAGCTAAAACTGGTGACTCTACTAAATACTTGATGACAGCAGAATACACATTAGTGGTTAATAACCCTGATGCTCATGCTAAAGTTCAAGGTGTTGGTGCTTAATCAACATTAATATATAATAGGGGGATAGCAATATCCCCTTATTTATTATGGCCATATTATTTGACAAAGATCCAATAACAGGTGTAACTCAATATTACGATTACGATCCTGTTAATGACATTCACATGATACACAATGTGCAAGACTTTGCCCCTCTGGTAGAAAAGTTAAAACAAGCACAGAATAATCCTGATGCTTGGGCAAAGGGTGTTAAAGAATCATGGGTACACTATGCTAGCATCCCACCAGTGATTGAGATGCAATTAAAACAAAAAGGCATAGACATTTATAATAAAGACCAAACAAAAGAATTACTCAAAGAAATAAATACAAACTATCCTTGGTTAAAGACAACAACTAAAAAGCATGGATAGAAAAGAATTACAAAGAATACAATTAGCAATACATGATTTAATTAATCGAGAAGATTACACAAATGCTCTTCCGTTAATTAATACAGCTTTAGAACATTATCCTGATAATGATGCAACTCTAAACTTTATGGGTTACATTCATTTAATGGGTGACCAACCTGCATTAGCTTATCAATATTTCAGACGTGCATTACAAGAGAGTCCAGGCAATAAAGCATTATGGACTTCACTAGGACGTGCTTGTCATGAAATGGATAACTTTGAAGATGCAATAAAATACTTTCTTAAATCTGCGGAATTAGATCCATCCTACGCATTAGCATATAGCAATGCAGCTGCTAGTTTTGTACAGTTATCAGAATGGAAGAACGCAGAAGAAGTATGCAAGATTGCATTACAATCAGATCCTAATGATCGCAATGCACAAATGAATTTATCACACGCTTATCTTGCTCAAGGTAAATGGGAAGATGGTTGGAAAGCGTGGGGATTATCACTAGGTAGTAAGTTTAGAAAAGAATGGCACTATGGTGATGAATCTAGATGGGAAGGTCAAAAAGATAAAAACATTATTATTTATGGTGAACAAGGATTAGGTGATGAGATATTTTATGGTAACTGTATTAGCGATGCTATTGATATCAGTCGTCAAGTGTACATTGACTGCGACCCTAAACTTGAAGGACTCTTTAGAAGAAGTTTCCCAAAAGCACAGGTACACGGAACAAGATTAGAAGAACATCCTGAGTGGTTAGCAGATAAAACATTTGACCATCGTTGTGCAATCGGTGGATTACCAGAGTTCTTTAGATTAGACAGTAAAAAATTTAATCGTGAACCTTATCTAGTTGCAGATCCTGAACGTAGAACAATGTGGCGATCATTGTTTGATTCTTATGGTAAAAAAGTGATTGGAATTACTACACATGGTGGTAGTAAAAGAACTAATCAAAAAGGTCGCAAATTAACAAAAGATGATATACAATCATTATTGAGTCGTGATGACTTAATTTTAATTTCATTAGATTACGTAGTCGATGAGAAAATAGACGGGGTAAAGTATTTTCCATTTGCTACGCAATCATCTGATTATGATGATACTGCAGCACTTATTGCTGAATTAGATGCAGTTATTGGTGTGAATACCACAGCATTACACTGTTCAGCTGCATTAGGTGTCAAAACTATCTGTTTAGTACCTAAATGGCATCAATGGAGATATGCTCAACCTAGTATGCCTTGGTATCGTAGTATGACACTCAAGTATCAAGATAACAAAACATGGAAAGAAGTCATTGAGTCAGTTAATATCTGAAGAATATCGTGAAATGCAAGCAAAGTTGCATGAGAATCCTAATTATGGAATTGCATCAACATATTTTGCACCGATTGTAGACGATATCATTACACAGTTTAAGATAAAAGACTTATTAGATTATGGTGCTGGTAAATTAAGACTAAGAGATAGTATTAAATCGCAAGTCAACTATACTGCATACGAACCTAGTAACCCACTTTACTCAGAATCACCTGAACCATGCGAATTTGTAACTTGTATAGACGTTTTAGAACACATTGAACCTGAGTTACTTGATAACGTACTTGATGATCTACAAAGAGTTGTAATTAAATATGGCCTATTTACGATTCATACAGGCCCAGCAGTAAAAACACTTCCAGATGGCAGAAATGCACATCTTATACAACAACCTTATACCTGGTGGCAACCTAAAGTCAAAGAAAGATTTGAAATGGTTAGAGAAGTTGCTATGGATAACGGTTATATTGTATTCGTAAAACACAAATAAGGACAATAAATGGCATTTACCAATTACACTACATTCGTAGCGACTGTAGCTAATTATCTTGCGAGATCAGACTTAACATCTGTTATTCCAGACTTTGTTGAGTTAGCACAAGAACGTTTATCTCGTGATCTTAGAGTGCAAGAGATGTTAAAAGTATCTACTGCATCTACTGTTGCTGGTGATAAAAATATAGCATTTCCTGTAGACTTTTTAGAGTTAAGAGAAATACATATTGATGGCACACCAATGGTCAATTTAGAATATCAAACACCAGATAAATTTTTTAGAAATGGTAAAGCACACCAATCTGGAGTCCCAGTTTATTTTACTATGTTAGGTGCTGAGTTTCAATTTGCACCAGTTCCTGATGGAACAAGAACAGTACAAATACTCTATTATGCTAAACCTACCTTTATTGATGGATCAACAGCAAGCAATGTATTTTTAGCATATTTCCCTGATGCTTTACTCTATGCAACTCTAGCAGAAGCAGAACCATATTTAATGAATGATGAAAGAATTGCAATATGGGCCTCAATGTATGATAGAGCAATCGCAAATATCAGAGAAAACGATAAGGGAGCAACATTCTCTAGTGCAACATTAAACGTAACAACTTCATAAGGAAATATTATGGCAGAATTTAGTAATTTTTTAGAGAACGCATTAATTAATGCTACTTTAAGAGCAACAACATATACATCACCAGCAACAGTGTATGTATCTTTATACACAAGCGACCCAACAGATGCAGATTCTGGTACAGAAGTATCAGGTGGTTCATACGCAAGAGTAGCTGCAACTTTTGATGCACCATCTAATGGTGTTACTCAAAACAGTGCTGACATTACTTTCCCCACTGCCACCTCATCGTGGTCGACTGTCACCCATATAGGCATACATGATGCTTTAACCAGTGGAAACTTATTATTCCATACTGCGTTAGATACAGCAAAAAGTATTGATTCTGGTGATATCTTTAAAATCTCAACTGGAAACTTATCAGTAACCCTTGCATAAGGATAAATAATGGCATTAGTTGTTAAAGATAGAGTAAAAGAAACGACCACAACCAC